GTCTGAGGCAGAAAAACAGCACCACCGCAACGCGACTGGCGCATGGATTAACGGCCAACAAATGAAAGAGGAATCAAAAGCGACGCAACCAGAGGCTAACAGCGACCACGGGAATTTCTCCCAAAACAAGGGCGTTGACAAGAGAAACGCATGAGATATATCTCCGACTTCATTGGCGCTGTAAAAGCGCGTAAAGAGGCTGTGGTGCAGGGTTTGTCAACGGGTAATGCCGCTGATTACGCCTCGTACCAACGCCTAGTCGGGCATATCGCTGGCCTTGAGGAAGCCCTTGAAATCCTCAACAACCTTCTAAAGGAAGATAACGATGACAGATAGCACGGTGGCTGGTGATTCAGCCGATTTGCGGGATGCTTTTCCTGCTGTAGACCCCGGTGCGATACCCCTTGGCGCAAGAGTTTTAGTACAACTGCGTCGAACAAAGAAAACGGTAACGAGTGCTGGGATTATTTTGGTCTCCGAGACCAAAGAAACCGAGAAGTGGCAAAACATGGTCGCAAAAGTGATCTCACTTGGCCCATTGGCGTTCAAAAAACGCGACACGATGGAGCCTTGGGTTGAGGGCACTTGGTGCGAGGTTGGTGATTACATCCGAGTCCCCAAGTGGGGTGGTGATCGTTGGGAGGTTCCAGTCCCTGACGCGCATTCTGATGAAGACCCAGCCCTCTTTATGGTTCTAAACGACCATGAAGTTATTGCCAAACTTACTGGTGACCCACTTGCAATGAAGGCATTCATATGAGTACCGAAAACGAACAAGAAGTGATTGTGATTCAAGAGGAGAAAGATGGTTCTGCAACCGTTGATCTGCCCGAAAGTATCCCTTCACCAACAAGAAACGAGAACGAAGACTCCGACGAGGCTGATGATCGTGCCAGACAGGCCGAAATGGCCGCTGGTGGCGAGGTTGACGCTGATGCGGAAGCCCTGAGAGAGCAAAAACGCCTCAAGCGCCTCAAGCGCAAGGAGTACCACAAGCAGGTATCTAACGAAAAAGACCATAAATTGGACTTTTTGAGCCGACAGAACCAAGAACTGATCGAAAGACTGTCAGTTTTGGAGAAAAAGTCGCACGGTAGTGACCTTGCACGCTTGAATGCGGCCAAAACTGAAAAGCACAACAAGATTCTGTTTGCAAAACAGAAAATTGCTGAAGCAACACAGACTGGCAATGGCGAAATGCTCACTGCGGCGCAGGAATTGTGGTTTGACGCCCGTCGAGAGTATGAAGCCCTTGACAATGTGATCAAAAAGGCCACCGCGCCCCAGCGTGAACGCACAATTCGCGCCCCTGACCCACAACTCCAGCGCCATGCGACCAATTGGATGCAAAACAACCAATGGTATGACCCTAACGGCAAAGACCCAGATTCAAAGGTTGCATTGACCATTGATCAGGCTATGGCTGAAGAGGGTTGGAACCCCAAGACGCCCCAATATTGGGAAGAACTTGACAACCGCTTGCAAAAGTATTTGCCACACCGTTATACTGGTGATACCGATGAGAAACCGATTCGGAATTCTAGACCAAGGAATGTTGTGACGAGTTCAGGCCGCGAAAGTTCTTCGAGTAGTGCGATTGGAAAAAATCAGTTTGCGTTGACACGCGAACAAGTCCAAGCCATGAAAGATGCTGGAATGTGGGATGACGCTGATAAACGGGCGAAGATGATTCGACGCTACGCATTGGAAGCCAAACAAAATCAAGGTTATAGGAGTTAAGAAAATGGATTCTCGTTTAAAAAAATCTCTATCTGCTGGTGGACGCGAAAATCGCGCGAGTCTTGACAAAAGTCGAGAGGCACCAGAGGATAATTTCGTGTCAGCCGATGAACGCCGCAAGGCGTGGAAGGACGAATGGACACAAAGTGCATTGCCGTCTGTCCCTGATATTAAGGGATGGCACCTTTGCTGGTTATCTACGACCAACAGTTATGACAGTATCGACAAGCGCATTCGACTTGGGTATGTTCCTGTGAAAGCGGAAGAACTCCCCGGGCTGGATGGCAACAAAGTCAAGGCTGGGGAACACGCTGGGTTTATTTCGTGCAATGAGATGCTCTTGTACAAGATTCCAATGGAACTGTATCAAGATGTTATGGCTCATTTCCACCACGAAGCGCCTCTTGAGGAAGCGAACAAGATTCGCCTTCAAGCAGAGCAGGCCGTGGGACGAGATAGTTCTGGGCGCAAGTTGGGACAGGTCGAGGGCGAAGGTTTGGATGATATTGATAAACAGTTACCCGCACCAGTTTTCTGAGCGGGTGAATTTAACCAAACAAGGAGTAAGACTATGTCTTCATTGAACCAGCCGTTTGGCCTGCGTCCCTCGTTCCACCCCTCTGGTCTGGATCGTGCGGTAGCGTTGGTTGACGGCATCGTTTCTGGCTATACCAGTGACATCTTGAAGGGCCAGCCCGTCAAGTTGGACACTTCAGGTGTAATTCAAGCCGCCGCCGCAGGTGATGCGTTCCTCGGAGCCTTTGCTGGCTTTGAGTGGACTGACACTACTGGCCGTCGTCGTGTGAGCAATTATTTCCCTGCTAACACTGCATACACAACTGGCTCTGCCATTGCGTATTACTACCAAGACCCCGCTATCGTTTATGACATTCAAGCCAATGGCTCGTTGGCACAAACGACTTTAGGCGCTCAGTCTGATTTTGCCTCCATTACGGCAGGCTCCACGACCACTGGACTCTCTCAATGCACCATTAGCACCTCGGTTGTTGCCGCTGGTTCTTCTGCACAGTTGAAGATTATTGGTTTGACCCCCGGCGTTGATAACGCATGGGGAGATGCATACACAGTTGTGCAAGTTCAAGTTAACGAGTCGCAGTTCAATGCGTCTGTTAACGCAGTTTAAGGGGGACTAAAAAATGGCCGCTCCAATGCGCAGTACCGACTTTCGCTCGATTGTCGAACCCATTCTGAATGAGTGTTTTGATGGTGTATACGATCAACGCACCGACGAATGGTCACGCGTCTTCACTGAACAAGAAGGCATCCCCCGTAACTACCACGAAGAGCCAGTCCTTTATGGATTTGGTGCCGCACCTCAGTTGCCTGACGGCACTCCTGTGTCGTACCAACAAGGTGGCGTGCTGTTCCTCCAGCGTTATGTCTACCAAGTCTTTGGTTTGGCATTCGCTTTAACCAAAGTTTTGGTTGAGGACGGTGACCACATCCGCATCGGTCAGGTTTACGCTCGTCACTTGGCTCAGTCATTGATTGAGACCAAAGAGACTCTGTCGGCAAACATTTTGAACCGTGCGTTCAATGCGTCTTACCCCGGCGGCGACGGCGTTGCTCTGAACAGCACCGCTCACCCAATCGTGAACGGTACATTCAGCAACCGCTTGACCACTGACGCTAACTTGTCTCAGACATCTCTTGAGCAGATGTTGATTCAGATTCGTCAAGCAGTGGACAACAACCAGAAGAAGATTCGTTTGGTGCCCCGCCAGTTGGTGGTGGCCCCCGGCAATGTCTTCCAAGCGGAAGTGTTGTTGAAATCTGTTTTGCGTGCTGGCAATGCCAACAACGACATCAACCCAGTTAAGTCTATTGGCTTGCTGGACGAAGGTGCCGCTGTTATTAGCCGTTTGACTTCAGCCACCGCATGGTGGGTGCAGACAGACGCTCCTGAAGGCATGAAGTTGCTGATGCGTCGCAAGTTGGAGAAGACGATGGAAGGCGATTTTGAAACTGACTCTATGCGCTACAAGGCCACAGAGCGTTACCAAGTCGGCTTCACCGATCCTCGTGCGATGTACGGTACTCCCGGCGTCTAAACCCAAGTGGGGGCTTCGGCCCCTGCTCCATTAAGGAGAAAGACAATGGCAAATTTACTAGTAACTCGCTTCCCAAATGGTGTTACCAATGTGGGTGAGGATTCGCCGTTTGCTGATCTGGCAATGCCTGCTCCAACGCTGTTTCACAATTACATGGAAGACTTCGACTATTACACAGCCGGAGATTGGACAGTAACTGAAACTGATGCTGGCGCTACTCAGGCTTTGGCTGATGGCGACGGTGGCCTGCTTTTGATTACCAACACTGCCGCAGACAATGATCTTGTTGCTTTGCAGAAAAAAGGCGAGTCATTCCGCTTTGCTTCTGGCAAGAAACTGTTCTTTGAAGCACGCTTCAAGGTCAGTGACGCGACTCAGTCTGATGTGGTGATGGGTCTTCAAATCACAGACGCTTCCCCCCTTGATGTAACAGATGGTGTTTTCTTCATTAAGGCTGATGGCTCTACTTCGGTAAGCCTGTTGGTTGAGAAGAACGGCACAGCAACTACGACCTCTAGCGTGGCTACAATGGCTGACGATACTTTCATTCGTCTTGGTTTCTACTACGATGGCGCGTCTGCGATTCAGTATTTTACAAATGGCGTTTTGGGCGGCACTTCGGTGACCACCAATTTGCCTGATGATGAAGATATGACTGTTTCGTTTGCAATCCAGAATGGTGAAGCCGTCGCCAAGACAATGACTGTTGATTACATCTTCGTTGCGAAGGAGCGTTAATCATGGGTCAATTCAAACCAATGGTCAAAATGATGACCACTGAGCCGACCGTTGAGTTAAAACTCAAAAAGGGCGGTCATGTGAACATGAAAAAAGGCGGTAAAGCCGAATCTGGTCACAAGAAAATGGCTATGGGCGGTGGTGCTATGGATGCATTGGCAGGGACTCCAGCCTTAATTGGCCGTCCTGCCGTCAATGCGCCTGTTCGCGCCCCCGGCAAGCCCTCGATGGCCGCTCGTCGCAAGGCGATGGCCGCGAAGCCAGCAAAGCCTGCAATGCCAATCGGCAACCCCTCCATGCCTTCGACACCAATGAAAAAAGGTGGCAAGGCTGAAGGCGGCGAGTCCAAGTCAATGCACAAGGCTGAGATGTCGAAGATGAAGGGTCTTGAAAAAGAACTGAAGTCTCACGAGTCTAAGCCTGCCAGCAAGGGCCATAAAGGTCTGAAGTCTGGTGGCATGGCGACTGGCGGCGTTACCAACGGTCAAGGTGGTTACGCCAAAGGCGGCATCATCAACACTGAAGGCCAAGGCGGTCAGTACCGCAACACCAAGATGAACACAGCCAAACCCGATCATTCACCTGCTATGACTGGCGGCGTGAAGAACGGCAACGGCGGTGGCTATGCTACTGGTGGTGTGACCAAGTCCAACGGCGGCGGCTACAAAATGGGGGGAAAAGCCTCAAAAAAAGCCTACGCGACGGGGGGTACTGTTGATTCAGGCAAACCCGTCGCGATGCCCCAAGGCTCTAAAAAGCCTCCAACACCAGTAAGCATCAATCGTCTGACAGGTACATACAAAAGCGGTGGCAAGGTAACTCCTGCTGAAGGCCGCTTGCGTGCAAACTACGCGGCGGAGAACGCTACGGCCATGAAAGAGGCCAAGGCAGACTCCAACTTGAAGTACAGCAAGTATCAGAAGATGGCTGATGGCGGCAAGCCAGTGGATTTGTCCAAAGGTGCATACGATGCTTCAAAAAAGCATAGTAGAGAACTTGAGGATGCAATGAATCCACTGAGCATGGTGAAGGAACTTGCAGGTAAAGCGAAGGACTACTTCATGCCCAAGGGTGAAAGTGTGACCAAGACCAAAGAGTCTGTAACGGTTGCACCAGTACCCAAAAAGCGTGGCGGTGGCGCTTGTTGAAAACGGGTGGGGGCTTCGGCCCCCGCTTTTAATTTAAGGAATAAGTCATGGCCGATGCAGTCGCAAGTCAAACGCTCATAGATGGTGAGCGGATGGCAATCATGAAATTCACCAACCTTTCTGACGGTACTGGTGAAAGCAAAGTTTTGAAGGTAGATGTTTCTGCTTTGACATCAAGTGCATCTGGTTTAGCCTGCACTGGCGTAACTATTACAAAAATCCATGCCGCAACGCATGGCTTGGAAGTACAGATTTATTGGGATGCAACCGCAGATGTATTTTGCTGGTGTGTGCCACAAAATTCTCAATACACGATGGATTTCGATAAATTTGGCGGTTTGACTAACAACGCAGGCGCTGGCGTAACTGGTGATGTATTGTTCAGCACTGCTGATGCTACTGCTGGTGACTTCTATACCATCGTCCTTGAGATGGTTAAATCTTACGGTTAATCATGCCAAGCAAATCACCTTCACAGCATAAATTGATGGCGGCGGTCGCACATAACCCTGCGTTCGCCAAGAAGGTTGGCATCCCCACAAAAGTCGGCAAAGAGTTTACCAAGGCTGATGAGGGCAAGACATTTAAAGGAGGCGGTCTCTATGCAAATATCCATGCAAAACGCGAAAGAATCGCTGAAGGCTCTGGCGAAAAGATGCGCCGAGTGGGTAGCAAAGGTGCGCCTACGGCTGGCGACTTTAAGCAGTCTGCTAAAACGGCCAAAACAAAATGAGCAAGAAAAAAGTTAATCTTGCAGTCGGTCGCGGGGAGAAGTTGCCTGTTGAAAAAGGGGCTGGATTAACAGCCAAAGGTAGGGCAAAATACAACCGTGAAACTGGGAGCAATTTAAAGGCTCCACAGCCCAAAGGTGGCGCTCGAAAGGACTCCTTTTGCGCACGCATGAGTGGTGTTGTAGAACATTCAAAAGGGGACGCTCCACGCGCCAAGGCATCGCTGAAGCGGTGGGATTGCCCCGGTTGGTAAGGAACAAAAATGGCGTATTCAGGAACCGTAGGTCAGACAGTCATCAATGTTCAGACATTGATTGATCACGGCGCACGGCGCTGTGGAAAACTCGCCGAAGAGTTGACCTCTGAGCAAGTTCTGTCTGCACGCCAATCGCTTTATTTCCTCTTGTCTGATCTAGGCAATCGAGGCATTCAATTTTGGACAATTACCAAACTAGTGATTGGCCTGACCCCTGATAAGTACATATACGAACTGCCCAAAGGCTCTATTGACCTCTGGAACACGCTATATCGCACGATGAGCCGTCCTAGTGGGTCATACACCACTTCTGCTGGCGGAACCGTTGCAAACGCGTATGACGGCGATGTAGACACCATTTGCACGCAGACATCAGCCAACGGCAACATTGCGGTCAATTACGGCGTTTCAAACCCCACTTACATTGGCTCAATTGGTTTTTTGCCTGCGGCCACTGGAACTTTGTCAATCATCTACGAATGGTCAGAAGACGGCGTGACATGGTCAACACTTGTTGATCTTGGCGCTGTGGCTGTTGTGAACAACGAGTGGATTTGGACTGACATTGAAGCAGGCCAGACTGTCCCGTACTATCGTTGCCGCGTCTACAACGGCGGGACGCTGTCTGTTCGCGAGTTGTACTTTGGAAACAATTCGCTTGAGGTGCAGATGTCTTCACTGAACCGTGACGACTACACCAACCTGCCCAACAAGAATTTTACGGCCAACCAGCCGTACCAGTATTGGTTTAATCGCCAGATTCCAAAACCTGAAATCTACATTTGGCCTGTGCCATCAACTGCTTTTGTGCAGATGGTTTGCTGGTACTCGCGTCAGATTGAGGATGTGGGCGCTTTGACTGACGAGTTGGAAATTCCACAGCGTTGGTACGAGGCTGTGCAGATGATGCTGGCTCACAAGATGAGCCTCGAACTGCCTCAAGTCGCTATGGATCGAATTGGCTATCTGGAGAAGATGGCCGAGAAGCACCTCTATATTGCAGAGCAAGAAGAGCGTGATCGCTCACCAATTTATTGGGCACCGAACATTTCGGTGTACACAGCGTAATGCCAATATTTTTAGACACAACAGGACTGACTTCGATTGCCATCGGTGTATGCGACCGATGCAAGATGAAACGCGCCTTTGTGCAATTGGGGCCAGACCCCAACTTCCCCGGGTTGCGGGTGTGCGATCAAGGGTGCAGGGATCAGTTTGACCCCTACCGCCTTGCCGCCCGCAAGACCGAGCGTATCAACCTGCGGTTTCCTCGTCCTGATGTACCCATTGGTGCTGGCGATAATTATTTGATGACTGGCAGTCAGTCAATGGATGGCACAAGCCAGTTCCAAATTTCGACTGAGCAGAACACTCAAACGCCCACATTGACTGGCAACAAAGATACGATTGCACCGAACCCGCCCGACAATACGAGTACATAAATGTCAGCACAAGTCGCCATAACCCAACTGCCAGCCGCTGGTGCCATTACAGGCACTGAAGCGGTTCCTATCGTCCAAAATGGCGTGACCGTGCAAACTACGACGGGCGCGATCTCCGCATCGCCGTCGCAGATTTACCAATACCTTACCGCGATTCAAACGCCCGCTCTGCCTAACAGCCGATACTTGGCTGGCGGAACAGGCATCGGATTGACAGATGGACTTGCACAAGGCCCGTTTACTATCTCACTCAACGGCACTTCTGGAAGCCTTGAGGCGGCTGGTAATGGCATTGTTGTAAAGTCAAGCGGTGTAATCGTACCGCGCTCTATTGCAACCTCTGGTAGCGGTATCGGTGTAACAAACGCCAACGGGGTTTCAGGCAACCCGACAATTGCACTTTCTGGACTCCCTGCGGCTTTGGCCTCGGCAAGCGGCACGGGGCTTCTAAATGTCATCAGCGGAACGTCAATTGGAAGCGTTTCGATTCTTGGCACGGCAAACCAAATCACGGTAGTAGATGGCAATGCGTCAGCGGGTAGTCCGACGATATTGATTGCTGACAACGCGGTGATGCCCGGCACCTCCTCCATGACGATTCCAAAAGGAACCACAGGCCAACAGCCTGCTGGAGCCGAAGGTCAGTTCCGCTTTAACACCACTACGTCCACCTTTGACGGTTACGCCGCAGGCTCTTGGAGACAGTTCTCCCTTGCTGGCGGTGTAACGTCTTTCAGCGCAGGCAGTACAGGTTTTACGCCATCGGTTGGCACTTCTGGCGCGGTAACGCTTGGCGGCACATTGAACGTGGCAAGCGGCGGTACTGGCGCAAATACCTTGACTGGGTATGTTTATGGAAATGGTACTGGCGTTATGACTGCCAGCACCACAATCCCTACTACTTCTTTGAGCGGCACAATAACCAATGCTCAGTTAGCCAATAGTGCTATCACAATTGGGTCTACCTCTGTGTCGTTAGGTGGGACTATCACCACGTTGGTTGGTACATCGATTTCAGGTGCAACTAACACATTAAGCAGTATTGGAAATGCTTCACTAACTAACAGCGCCATCACAATCAATGGGTCTTCTGTAAGTTTAGGTGGGTCAGTTACCGTAACGGCCACAGCGTCCAATGCTTTAACCATTGGCACTGGATTGACTGGCACTTCGTACAACGGCTCTACTGCCGTAACGATTGCAATTGATTCGACTGTTGTCACATTGACTGGCACGCAGACGCTGACCAACAAGACATTGACAGCGCCTGTCATTTCAACAATTGTCAATACTGGCACTTTGACTCTGCCAACTAGCACAGACACCTTGGTGGGCCGCGCAACGACAGACACTCTGACCAACAAAACAATCAGCGGTGCAAGCAACACGCTAACCAACATTGCCAACGCAAGCCTGACCAACTCGTCTGTGACGGTTGGAACAACCGCAATTGCTTTGGGCGCATCAAGTCTTACCTTGGGTGGTTTGACTTCTGTAACAGTTACTCAAGACCCAACTGCCGCGCTTGACTTGGCTACCAAGCAATATGTGGATGCGGTTGCTGAAGGTCTTCACGTTCACGCGGCTTGCGCGGCGGCAACCACTGGAACGCTTGCCTCAATTACTGGTGGCACGGTAACTTATAACAACGGCACTGCTGGTGTTGGCGCTACCTTGACGCTGTCAGTTGCCTTGACTGTTTTGGATGGCTACACGCTTTTGAATGGCGACCGTGTGCTGGTTAAGAACGAAGCCACGCAAGCCAACAACGGCATCTACACATGGGCTACTGGCGGTACGGTTTTAACCCGTGCAACTGACTTTGACACTGCCGCCGAGATGGCAAGTGGTGACTTTACATT